CAAATGAAAATGACCATCATCAATTAATCTGTACTTATAATGTAGAGTATGATGAAGATTTTATGCAAGGTATTCCAGATACAATATCACTTCATAGAAAAAAGAATACAAACACACTTTACACTATAAATGCACTAAATGATTTAATCCGTGAACTAAACGATGGTAAATTAGACAAGACATTTCCTATAGAATGGGAAAATTATAAGAACTCTTTATTACTTACAAATGAAGAAGGACTCAATAAAATACCAACACGAATTTATACCATAGTAGACGTAACAACTTGGGATAAAACAGAAAAATAAATTGTATTTTCAGAAATCTGATTATACTTATTTATGTATCAAGGTTATACTTGATTAAAAAATACTAATTAAACAAATAAATAATGGAGAATAAAAATGGATTTAAACGCAATCAAAAATCGTCTTAGTCAACTTCAGACTACAAACACACGAACATCAAATCTTTGGAAACCACAACCAGGTACACAAGTACTTAGAATTGTTCCTTATAAATTTAACAAGGACAATCCTTTTATTGAACTGTACTTTCATTATGATTTAGGTGGAAAGAATTATCTTTCACCAATTTCATTTGGTAGACCAGACCCTATTGAAGAGTTTGCACAAAAACTCAAATCAACAGGTTCTAAAGAAGACTATCGTCTTGGAAAAAAAGTAGAAGCGAAAATGAGAACTTTTGCTCCAGTCGTAGTACGTGGTGAAGAGAATCAAGGTGTTAAGTTTTGGGGATTTGGAAAAACAGTTTATCAAGAACTACTTTCTATAATCGCAGACCCAGACTATGGTGATATCACAGACACAGTAAGTGGTCGTGATGTAGCTGTAGAGTTTAAAACGGCTGAAGAGACAGGAAAGAATTTTCCTTCGACATCGATTAGAGTCAAACCTAATCAAACTCCGATTACTGAAGACGCGGCTGCATTAGATACTATTAATGAATCACAAAAGAATATTACTGAAATCTATCAGGAACTTTCTTATGATGATTTAACTCAAGCTCTTAATGATTATCTTAATGGTGGTTCAACTGAAACTAAAAAAGAAGAAACACCTAAAAAAGAAAAACAAGTAGTAGCGAATACTAATAGTAAATCAGACACAACAGCAGCGTTTGACGACTTATTCAATAACTAAATAAAACAATACAATGGGTGGTAGTCTACAGATTGAACACCATAGTAGGCTGTTATTGTACGCCTAACCACCCATTTTCACTAACACTTTAATTGGAGATAATTTATGTCAACAAGAGATGAATTAGCCGGTGTTTTAGCCGATACACTAAACAAACAATTTAAGGATATGAAAGTAGCATATTTCTTAGATGGCACAGACACCACACCTACAGATATAAAAGATTTTGTGTCTACAGGTTCTACTATGTTAGACTTAGCAATATCAAATAAACCAAATGGTGGTATTGCAGTAGGTCGTATTACAGAATTAAACGGATTAGAATCAAGTGGTAAATCACTACTTGGAGCTCATATGTTAGCTGAAACTCAGATGAAAGGTGGAGTTGCTGTTTATATAGATACAGAAACTGCAGTTAGTAAAGAGTTTTTAGAGTCTATAGGTGTAGACGTAAACAATATGTTATATCTACATTTAGAAACAGTTGAAGATATATTTTCAGCTATAGAAGAGATTGTAGCAAAAGTTAGAGAGTCAGATAAAGATAGGTTAGTAACTATTCTTGTAGATTCACTTGCAGCTGCAACAACTAAAGTAGAGTTAGAAGCTGAGTTTGATAAAGATGGTTGGGCTACAAGTAAAGCAATCATTCTATCAAAAGCTATGAGAAAGATTACTCAAATGATTGGTAGACAAAAGATTGCTCTTGTGTTCACAAATCAACTCAGACAAAAACTTGGAGTTATGTTCGGAGACCCGTGGACTACAAGTGGAGGTAAAGCATTACCATTTCACGCTTCAACACGTATCAGATTAAAAAATCTTGGTCAAATTAAAGATAAAAAGAATAACAATATTGGTATGAAGATGAGAGCTCAAGTTATCAAGAATAGACTTGGCCCTCCAATGAGACATGCTGATTTTGAACTTTACTTTGAAACAGGTATTGATGACGATGGTAGTTGGTTGAAAGTAATGAAAGACCACAATCTTGTAAAACAAGGTGGAGCGTGGTATACAATGAACAATCATAAAGGTAAAGAACTCAAGTTTCAATCTAAAGATTGGGCTGAAAAACTTCAAGACGAAGACTTCAAAAAACATTGCTACAACTTAATTTGTGATAAAGTAATTCTAAAATATGATAAGAATTTTGGTATCGATGATGTAATTGTAGAAGAGGAAGTTAGTGAGTAATAGTAAATATCTTTCTATTTTTGATGAAATCAAAAAGAAGGGTGGCTCATTAGACGACGGTGAACCAAATGATAAAGTACTTATTATAGATGGCCTAAATACTTTTATAAGAGTGTTTAGTGTTATACCAACTACTAACGATGATGGTATTCACGTTGGTGGAATAGTTGGTTTTCTACGAAGTATTGGTTACACTATAAATATGTTTAGACCTACTCGTGTCATTATAGTTTTTGATGGTAAAGGTGGGTCTAAACACCGTCGCAAACTTTTTCCTGAATATAAGGCAAAAAGAAAAACAAAATACAGAGTAAATCGTTCATACGATTTTGCTTCTCAAGAAGATGAGAAACAGAATATGATTATGCAATTACAACGTATTGTTGAGTACTTAGATAATCTACCTATAACTGTAATGTCGTATGATAACATTGAAGCAGATGATACTATTGGTTACTTATGTAGACAAGTTCTTACTGAATCTCAAATTACAATTATGTCTACAGATAAAGATTTCCTACAGTTGGCAAATGGTAGAATAAAAATATGGAGTCCAACTAAAAAGAAAATGTATGATGAACAGGCTGTATTTGATGAATATGGTATATCAGCTCATAACTATATATGGTACAGAGTATTAGATGGAGACAAGTCAGATAATATACCAGGAGTACGAGGTTTAGGATTAAAAACGATACAAAAAAAATTGCCGTTTTTGAAAGAAAACAAGATAGTTAATATAGATGAAGTTATTACGGAACTACCAGATTCAAAAGATGTTATAGAATTGAATTATAAATTAATGCAGTTATCAGATGTACACATATCAGCTTCAACAAAGACAAAAATAATTGATAGAGTACGACAACCAATTAACAAGTTAATAAAATTTCAATTTGAAAAAATGTTTTTAGAAGATAAGTTATACACAGCACTACCTAATTTAAATAGTTGGTTACTTACAAATTTTAATCAACTAAATCATTATGCAGAGAAAACATATGAGTGAAACTCTAACACAATTTGGAACATCATTCCAATCTAAAATTATTGCTTCTTTATTAAGTGATATAAAGTTTATACAAACTATTAGTGATATATTGAATCCAACAATGTTTGATTCAGATTCAAATAAATGGTTAGTTAAGAGTGTAGTAGATTATTATTATGAATATAAAAAACAACCGACGCTTGAAGTTATAAAATATAAGATAGATGAAATAGAAGATGATATATTAAAATCAGGTGTAGTAGATAAATTACGAGAAGTTTGGAAAAATATAGAAGCTACAGATTTAGAATTTGTACAATCAGAAACACTTGACTTTTGTAAAAACCAAACATTAAAAATTGCAATACTTGAGTCAGTTGATTTATTAGAAAACAAAGATTATGATGGTATAAAATCTATTATAGATGAAGCTATGAAAGCTGGTACTACAAGAGATTTAGGACACGATTATATCTCATCATTAGAAACACGATTAGCAGAATCTGCAAGAGTGACAGTTAAAACACCATGGGATGTAATCAATGATGTAATGGATGGTGGATTAGGAGCAGGTGAACTTGGTGTGATTGTAGCACCAGCTGGTATTGGTAAATCTTGGACATTACAAGCAATAGGTGCGAGTACGATTAGAGAAAATAAAACTGTAGTTCATTATACTTTAGAATTAAATGAAAATTATGTCGGTTTAAGATATGATTCTATTTATAGTGGTGTTACTACTGCAAATATAAAATATTATAAAGATGAAGTAACAAATAAAATATCAAAGTTACCTGGTAAGTTATTAATTAAATACTTTCCGACAAAGGCTGCGTCAGTTCAAACGTTAGCTTCTCATCTAAAACAAATAGAGTTAAGTGGAGTAAACATAGATATGGTAGTTGTTGATTATGCTGACATATTAATGCCCACAGGAAATTTTAAAGAAAAAAGACATGCACTCGGTAATATTTATGAAGATTTAAGAGGATTAGCTGGTGAGTTAGAGATACCAATATGGACAGCTTCTCAAGCTAATCGTTCAGCTCTTGAAGAAGATGTG